AAAGCAGGCATTCCGGCTGATGTACTAGCAGCAGCATATGGCTCTCAGAAGATACCAGTGCCTCGTGGTCAGAGCATGACCAAGGATGCCATACGCAAGCGCGAAGCTAGAGCTCAAGGCAGAACAGCAGCGCCATCTGCTAAGGCAGCCGCACCTGCCAAGGCAGCAACCGCCGCGCCCAGCGTCAAGACTGGTAATGCTGAGCTGGATAACAAAGTCAACGCATTGCTAGCCAAGGATGGCAAAGACGCTGCAATCAAATACCTACAGGATCTCAAGGCCACTGCGCAAGCAAGTCCGGGCATAAAAACCGGTAATGCTGCATTGGATGCCAAGGTAAATGCCATAGTTGCCAAGGACGGTAAAACAGCTGCCTTCAAATATCTACAGGATCTCAAGGCCAAGGTGGCAATACCGCAAAAGCCAAGAGTTCGTGTCCCCGCTGGCAGACAAGTATCGCAGCCAACACCTGCAGCAACTGCCGCAACAACAACTGATAAGAGAGCTGCTGTACCCAAGGTAAGCGCACCAAAAGGCAAGAAACCTCTGATATCAAAGGCAGACATGGACAATCCTGAATATGCCAAGCTGATATCCAAAGTCAAGGCAGCAGGCGGATGAGACACAGCGATATCATAATCCCACAAGGTTGGTTCATCACAGAAGCCAAGGCACGCATTGACCATCCTGAAGATCTAGCGTTTGAAGAAGGATCAGCTGGGGCAAAGCGTGCTCTTAATGCGCTGACCCAAGCTGCTGAACAACCTCATACCGTAACCATCAAATGGGATGGCAGTCCGGCTTTGATATTTGGTCGAGATGCGGACGGATTTACGGTCACTGACAAGAGCGGGTTTGGCAGCAAGAAACCAGGTGGTATGCCTCGCAGTGCTAGTGATCTCAACACCATGCTATTCATGCGCAAGCCCGATGAACCTGGCAGGCAGGATTATGCCAAGAGCATAGCTGGGTTGTACAACATGCTAGAGCATGCTATGCCAGATGACCAGATGGGATATCTAGAAGGTGATCTGCTCTGGACCAAGACTCCCGAAGTTGTAGATGGCAACTATGTATTCAAACCAAACAAGATAACCTATCGCATACCAGTTGATAGCGCGTTGGGCAAACGAATCGGCAAGAGCCGCGCTGGTCTAGCAGTTCACAGCAAGTTTGACAGCAAAGAAGACCACGAACCGCGTGCCATAGGCAACATACAGAGCAGCGGACTTAACGAAGTACCGGGCTTGGTGATAATGGGACCGGAGATACGTGATCTCGAAAGCACAGCATTGCCAACTAAGTCTATAAAAGCTCTTAGCAATTTCATTGACACCAACCGCGCTAGCATGGACAAGTTCTTGGATCCCGCAAGCTTGTCTGCGCGCCAGTTGACCAATTTACCAGACCTGATGAAGAAATACGTGAACAGCAGAGCCTATGCTGGTACGCACGGTCTAGACGACGCAGCCAATGGATTCCTAGAGTGGGCCAAGACCAATACCAAAGACTTGACAGATCGCAAGCGCGAGAATCTACTGTCTTGGATCGCTGAAAATCCCAAGGGTTACGGAGCTACATGGATGGTAGCTGATCAACTTACCAAGCTCAAAGACCTCTTAAAAAGCAATGTGGATGCTCAGGTGGGCAGCACAGTGCGAGCTGATCTACGAGATGTACCTGGTCACGAGGGTTATGTAGCAGATACACCCAGTGGCAAGATCAAGTTGGTGAATCGTCCACACTTCATGAAGAAAGAAGCATGATGCAGCTGTCGTTGATCAATGGATTGAACGAAAACCAGCTGTTACGTTCTAAGAACCCCAGCAGTTTCAACGCCAAAGATATGGCAGAGCTTGCGTTCTTATACTTGATAGCCTTACACATCCTGCGCAGTGAATACGAGACTGCCCCGTTCGCGCAGAGCTATGCTCGCCGCACCATGAATCATGGTAATTTTGATCGCGAGGATCGCCAGAACACGGATCTCTATCAATTCCTCCATGTGATCAAAGACCACGACAGCGTCGTTGGCAGGGCATTGAACCATCCAGAGGCAAATGATCTGTTTTGGCATCAGGTACATTTCAATGGTGCCAGCGTGAGACAGCTGCTTACAGCTATGAACCGTGCGCATTATGATGGTACATTGGCTAGGAGATTGTTGCTGAATATAGAGCAACAGCTGCACATCACCAACAGCAATTATCGCAGCGTGCGACGCTTAGGTAGTGAGTGGGACACTGGTCAGTTAGATACAGAACAGAAGCGTCTCACTGTCACGAGGTTGCTACAGGCATTGCGGGCCAAAGCTAGGATGGGTGATATCGTAAATCAACTGGCGCACATTGCCAAGATCAACAACTATGAATTACATGGCGTACATGATGCAGAAACTGGTATACCGACCGCATCTGTAAATAAGACTGGTGGATTTGGCCTTCTAAAAGGTCTAGCCATAGCAGCAGGTATAGCAGCAGCAGATGCCCTATTGAAGAAGGCGGCCAAGACATGAGAATCAGAGATCTAGTCAAAGAAGGGGATGAGTTCCTCGACATCGTAGAAAGTGCCAGTGGTGGTGCTACTGCAGCAGGCAGCATAGCAAGCGTTGCCAATCCCATGGGAAATATCAATCGTAGACCCAGCTTATTTGGCTACATTCCCTACGAGGAACCTAAAAAGGCCAAGAGATCCCGTAAGCGCAAGTGAAATTGCTCTAGGTATAAATAATCTCAGCAAAACAATTTTGCATTAACTCTTAAGGAGAGAGAAAATGACCGATCAAGTAAATGGTAATTACCAGGCTGGTTCGTTCCTCAGTGGACAGCCACAGTGGTTTGCGTTCGCTACCATTGTTCCTGTGAGCCAGACCAATGTTGACACTCCAGTTGTTGACCTTCCTGGTTACCAGACCTATGCTACCCTTGGAACATGGACCAACGTCACTGTGACCAACGGTGCAGGTACAGCTGTTACTTACAGCAGCCTCAATGCGTACCTCGATGCATTCTATCAGCAGCAGAACTACAACATCCTCGTGAACACCTTCGCAGGACGTGGTAACCCAGTGCAGGTTGGCATCAGCACGCTGCCAAGCAGCATCAACGGTGCAAGCATCAACGCACACACCAGCGTTTACTTCGCACAGGCTGGTTACTACAACAACAATGCTCCACCAAGCAGCGTGTTTGGTAGCAGCTACACCACTGGTGTAACGATCACCATCGTGACAGTGAGCACTGAAAAGAACAACATCTGGGAAGCTTATGGTTACAACAACTATGGCAACACCACTGCAGACAACACCAACCAGAATGGTTACCTCATCCTCGGCAACAACACGCTGTACGGTGGCCTCGATGGTCTTGCTGCTTTTGATACCCAGAGCGCACAGGTCCTCAGCGGTTCTACACAGAACAGCAACAGCCCGTTCGCTACGACAAACACTGTTGCTCCTTACCAGAGCACCTGGAACACCAGCAGCGGCAGCCTCACCAACACGATGGCAGCTCTCACTGGCAACCTCCCAGGCGGCTTGATCTAATAGATCAACCCAACAGGGTACTAGATGAGAAAGGGCACCTCCGGGTGCCCTTTCGCATGAATAGGCACTAAATATCACACCAAGGAGAGCAAGCTATGCTGCTAGATGAAGTATTCGAAGGTGTGAAACGCATCAAGCGAGCATGGGTACGCAAGGGCGATCAACTGACCAAAATTGATCGCGAGGTTGGACCACAGCGTGATCTACCAAAGCTACCTAAACCACTGTTCCCCATAAAGAAACCAAGGTATGATGATCCCAATGCTTGAGTTCATACGTACCATAACCTCGGAGGATGATGACATGAGGCGTCTCAAGAAGTTCGCACAGGTAGATCTAAATGGTTCTGAAGGTCTCTATGAGACCACTGCAGACCGTTTCAGCCGCCAAGCGAAGCATCATCTCAGCCAAGGAGAGATCGCATCTGCTGCTTTGATACCTCAATATGAAGTTGGTGAACAGGTGGTATACGAAAACAACATCACCCAAGTGCGAATCGCACAAGGTCCGCGTAATACTGTGGGCATAATGGATAAAGGACATCTGAAGATGGTACATGAGACCAAAGTAACCAAGCGCATAGAAGAAGGTGTGCTAGGCGGAGTACAGGCCATGCCTGCGCTTAACCGCATGATGCAGCTAGCAGGCCTAGAAAACAGCGGCGCTGTGATAGCTGAAGAAACGCTAGTAGAAGACATGGGTAATGACATGTTAGGCAAGCTGGTAACACAGGCAGAAAACATGCCGCAATACAAAGGCAATGCAGAAGCAGCACGCTTCTATGTCATAGGTAGCTTGCTCAGTGCCATCGGCAGCGCTGTTAAGGCTAATCCGCCGCAGACCACAGCTGGTCAAAAG